CTCCTTTCCTATAACTTGCACTGCTGTTGGCTTTCTCGTTGTCATTGTTTACAGTCGTTCTAACATCCATGAAATTGGTGGGATTCGGCTATTTCCCTGGGGGACGAACCCCCAGTCCAGTACATGTTGCTCATAATCACGTTCCAGCACTACCTGAACATCAGGTAGGATCCCAAAAGCGAGATAAAAGCTGAAACGGCTACGTTGCGAAACCTTCATGTACCGGCGATTTCCTAGCCGAGCCAATTCACGGAATCCTGAAGCAAAGCTGACATCTTTGAGCAAACGACGACAATCCACTCCGCTGGTGTTGTTAATCAAGCACTGATAGTAAGATTGGCAAACGGGCACTCCTCCAGTGAGTGCCATCCCACATTCACCAACTGCTCGACACCATTTGCGGGCATGGTCAACTCCATTCCAGGGCCCAATGGAATAACTATCCTTACTCATTGTAACCAGGGGGTTACGCACCATTATGTATTTACCATCGACAAAGACTGGTTGCATCTGACAAAATTCAACTTTTTCGATGATGTCTGCGTCACACTCGAGCTCACATTGAAACCCGAACTTTAGCCAGTGCTTTACAAGATTGGACCTTACCGTCCCAGCACATTCTCGATCTAAAATCAAGACGCAATCATCACCATTGTTGATCAATCTAGCTTTCAACCCATGCTCTTTGACGAAGTTGTGCACAATAGCGCAACTGAGAAGACAGTTACCCATAGCAGTGTTCATGTCACCGCTCATCCGACAACCGTTGACCTTGTACTTTATCGCCCCATCACTTGCTCTACCCCAACCCTTATTCTCCAGTTGCCAAGACAGCAATTTAGAGAGATAAGGATCATGTGAGAACGCATCAAGATACACTTGATGCTCCCACTGCAATGCTTCCACAGACACATGCTGGTCAAATCTTTTCATATCGAATCCGATAGCAACCGGATTTTTGAATTGAGACCAAGCACTGTAAATAATGTCTCCAATTTGCTCCACGGTGTATCCCTTGATAACAGTTGGTCCACCCCAAACATTGTCGATAGCTCTGTAAAGGTGATGTTCAAATGGCCTTAAAAACCTTCCTACCTCTACATTATATCTAACATTGCGGGGCTGGATTACCCGTGGAGCTGGATCAGGCTTCTTGGTAAAGTTAATCTTCTCCGCCTTAACGAAGGTGGTGAGATGAGCATCTCGGCGTCTCACAGCTAGAGCTTCAAGTGACTTCACAGCATTCTCATATATCGTCCTCTTCCTGCCCGTATAGAACTCACAGAATTTCTCCGGTGAGATCCGGGAATGAATACCGACTCTGTAGTGAATCTTCTTGCGAAATCCATCTAGCTCGCGAAACACACCTTGTTCAGGCTTAGGAGCGGGCACCAGCTCTTTGTTCTCATTTTCCACATAGAATACACGTTCAATTAACCCTCGGCGCAAATTGCGCAAACTATTGTTGTGTACCCCAAATTGAGTGCTGGTTCCCATACCGCCTACTCTAAATATTCTTCGGACCTTAAGGGGACGACCTGAGGGACGCTCGACCATATCCGGGTGTTCCCCTCTGCGCACTTTTGTGCAGACACCCGCGAGCTCCTCTAGGCACCCCTAGCGGACGAGCCGGAAAGCCTGCCAATCAGGCAGACCAACCAACGCGTCCATCGCTCTTCTCCATGCCAACCTGTCCAATGGATGGCAAATTAAATTTGCCATCCATCCACTAATCGTAACCAAATCACCATACTCAGCCCTGTTTTCAGCCAGTTGTGGACTATTGAGTAAGGCTCGACTGGAGATGTCGAATTGATCAGGTGTCATCACCAATGGGACGACAACACTGACTATATGTCTAGTCTGATGGGGCAGGCAATTGTGTTCCTTGCAAAGCTCATAAACCATTCTGGTGACGGCCATAGAGTTAGCCTCTAGGGGGTTTGGGACGCCTCCAAAATAGTTCTTAACCTTATGAGTCACTGAAGCCAGAAAGCGGACGCTCTTGTGTTTTTGATGTTGGAGCAGACCCCTTTCTTCGCTACTCATAATTTCCTCAGGGAGGACAGGCTCAACATAGAAGAAGTCTGGAACTTCGTTCCGGGCTTCCTCCTCCATGTATTTCAGAACCGCCAGTCCTGTCTCCCGGATGTAAGCTGCCCGCTCATCCTTTTCATACTTCCTCCACCGTCTATAGCAAAGACCAGCCACCTTGTAGCCGGCGTAAGCTATTCCGCAAGCCAGGCCAATCTTGAGAGCCCCCTCAACATAGTGAGTGGGAACCTCGGTCTTGACCTCCTCCTGGAAAACTGAGATAGCTCCAGGGAGGACCTCTTTGATCTCCTCGCACCCTGCGCTTGCCAGTGCCCCGTAGCTCACAGCTGTAGCAGCTGCTTTGCGAGCTCCGGGGGACCACCACAAGCCAAGGACCGCCTTGGAAAGCCGTTCGGAAAGACGAGATGCCATGTAGAGAGAAGAAGATGGAAATGAAGCGAAGGGAAAACAAAGGTGATGACAATGGATGCTGG